CTGTTGCGTGGTGGTGATGTCTGCCATGGTTTTACGCCTTTACAGCGCCACCTTCCAGCGCTTTCATGAGTTTGTACATGCGAGCCGCACCCTTGCGCCGACTGCCGTTCCCCGCATTGCGCACCGCCTTGGCCGTGAAGACAAACTCCCCGTCAGACAGCATCGCCGGGATGGAGTCGGACGTACCCGTGCCGGGGCCGTTGATCGGGCCCGTCTTGCGCGGGAACTCCGTCATCTTCATCTCGCCACCGCGTGCCCGCTGTGCCGGCTGTTGTCCGTACAAGAGAGGGATGCCGTACAGCCCTGCTACGTTATACGGTTGCGCGACGCCGCCCGGCATGTTCGTGATGCCCGTCGGGGTGACGGTAGGCACGGGCGAGCGCTCCATCTGGGCATACGAGGGCGTCGGCACGAGGACCGGGGACCGAGGCGCAGCTTCACTCATGCCGCGAGTCAGTCCATATCCCGCCTGCTCTAGATCCTGTTGCCGAGCACGCATGCGTGCTAACGACTCCTGTTCAAGCGTCTTGTACAAAGGCTCGGGCTCGCCGGGGGTCTTTTGCATCCCGCCAGCTAGCGTAGCAGCGCCCACCCCTGCGGCCATAAGCGGGCCGTAGCGCGTGAAGAACCCCGCATTCGGAGACAGCCCAGGGCGGTTGGGAGAGAAGGTGTTGGACAGGCTCTGGCCGAGGTTGTCGAAGAAGCCGGGCTTCGGGGGAGCTGCCCCAGATGCGGCATATTCGCTGAAACCGACTCCGGGCCGGAACGTCGAACCCCCAGGAGGTCCAAGATCGGCGGCGGTGCCGATCGGACCCGTAGCCCCTGGAGCGCCGGTCCCAGTAACCGCCGACGCAGTGGGCGACGCAGGAACTGCGCCCTCTGCACCAGCAGGTTGTGCCGCCGCCGCGTCCTGCGGAGCCGCACCGGCAGGCTGTTGCGGGCCTTGAAGGCCTTGCAACGCCCCGGCGGTCAGCCCGGCCATGGCACCGGTACGAAGCGCTTCGCCAGGCTTCATGCCCAGCGCCAGGCCTGCGCCAGTGCCCAAGAGGCCTGTGCTCAAGCCAGTGCTCAAGGCAGTTCCGGGCGCAGCAATTGGAGACAGGAATTGCGAAACCCCCTTCAACGGGCTCCCAAGACCCCCAAAGTCGCCGCCACCGCCGATATAGCCCAGCGCCCCGGAGATCAGGGCGTCTTTCATGTTGCCGCCACCCGCCAACGTCACTGCACCGGCGGACAAAGCCGCTGTGCCTGCCGAGCCAAGTGTCACGCCCAAGGCCGTAGGCCCGAGGACCATGGCCAATCCGACTGTCGCCAGTACCCGCCCAACAGGGCTCTCCACCACCTTCTTGGCTACGTTGACGACGGATTTGACGACATTCGATACGGCACTGAAGAATTTCTTGAAGAAAAACTCAGGCAGCCCTGTGTCAGGATTGATCGTCCCTGACCCGCCCATGCTTTTGAGCATCTCCGCCTCTTCCGGCGTGATGTGCGCAAGCATCGTGTCGCCACGGCGGCCTTTGGACGCAAGGTACTGCGCCATGTCGGCCAAGCCGCCTTCGGCCATCTGCATCGGGGGAGGGGCAGGCTCCTGCATGACAGGGCTCATCGCCATCGGGGCCTGTGCGCCACGGATCTGCGAAAGCTTTAGCTCGTTCAAGACGGCAAGCGAGGCGCTTAGGATCTCGAGGTCGTACTCTTCGGGCAGGTCCTCGGCATCCACAACGCCTTGCTGAATCAATTGAGCGCGAAGCTCTTTGTAGCGGCGAGGATTGTTGATCAGCTCCTCAAACATCTGGATGATGAGGCTGAGTTCCTCTGGAGCGATTTCAATGCCGGCCAAGGACTGGCCGAGCTCCCCTTGGAGCCCCGCCAATGCATCAGGATTGGCCATGCCAAGCGCCGTCAGCGCGGCATCGTAAGAGTCAGTACTCGCTACGGTCGGCCGCTCGGCCCGTGATCCGCGTTCCTCGGGCCCCGGCATAGGGAGCGCCATGATCCCTTCATTTTCCATGATGTTCCTTTCCTTGACTGGCCAATAGCCCTAGCGAGGGCTGCGCGCCGGGAAAGGACGCGAGATTGGCTGAGATTATCTGATAGGTCATAGGGCCCTGTCCACTGTCAAGTCCGGTCAATTTCCAAGTAGGAAAGCCAGAAATCGACGTCTGCAACGCTTGAGGTCACCTTCAAGACATCGCCAGCTTCCAAGATGCACGAAACACCCGACAACACGTCCATCGTCTGATTCGTGGGCAGCGCATAGGTCTTCAAAAGCTTGTAGCTGGTGCCGCCACCACCAGGATAGACGGCAACCGTCAAGCTTGTAGTGCTCGCATTCTCGTTGGTCACCCGAAGGGACGAGGCGACCGCTACATTGGCATCCGGCACTGTGTAAAGTGTCGATTCCGTTGTGGCGGCCGGTGTTGCGTACTTGCGCAGATACTTGTTGGCCATGTCACATCGCCGATACGAAGTTGATGGTGAGGATCACCGAAGGGATGGCCGGGCGCGTGGGGGAAGTGCCCGCTGCGTAGTGCTCAAGATAGACGTCAAGGCTGTCGGACCACCACGCGATCTCCAGATAATCGTTGGCCGGATTGTCCACGGTGAAAATGCCGGTAACCGTCGGGACCACATGCGACCAGATGGTAGAGCTCTTACGAGCCGGGATGTCGTAACGGGTATTGCTCAAGGCATAGTTGACGCCTGTGTCCTTGGCCCAGACCTCGAACTCCGCCGCCGTGTTGCCACGGTTGGTCACTTGGAGCGTAAAAGTCACTAGGTACTGCCCAGCGCATGGTACTTTGATGCGACTGTTGTTGGTCACCGTGATGCCGTTGGAGAACGCCGGCGTCAGGGTCAGCAAATTCTCCCCTGTGATGCTGGCGTTGGCCTGATCATCCTCGGAGATCATCATCGCATTGGGCAAGATGATGCCGTTGCTGTTCTGGAACCCTCGAATCCCACCAGCAAACCCGCCGCCTGCACCACGGTTCGCGGACCACGTGGCGGCCGCCGCGATGTTGTCGCTGACAACAGGGGTGTAGGTGTTGTTGAGTTGAAAGATAACCTGCTCGAGCGATCGCACGAGCTGGTTGAACTGCGCCGCGTCGTATTGCTGCGACGCGTTGGGCAGCCGGACGTTGGTGATCTTGCTCATCGCAAGCCGTCTTTTTGTATGTCAACCCGCATCGTGCCAAAGCGCCAGTTGCTGTCCAACTCATCGCTTTCAATGCGAAGCTGGATCTGTCGCCCCCGCGCCCGCGTGTCCACTTTCTGTGTGGTGGGTGTGATGACGTACGGATCAAGCGAACTGGGGCTGGCGCTGGCTTGCGGGAACGCCCGCAGCAACAGCCTGACCGTCAGATTGCCAACCTGGTTCTTGAAGTCCGGGATGAATCGGCTCATGAGCAACATGTCGTCGCCGTCGCCGATGTCAAAGTAGCCTGAGACGATGTACGCTTCAATCGGGTCGTTTACGGCATTGACTCCGTCTTCTTGGTTGTACAGACGCGTGCGGCCGGCAGTTAAGCCGTAGATCGTGTTTCCGTATGTCGGGGTTTGCGTGGAATCCACGGAGTAAGTGCAAGCAATCGGCTTGGCAAACGTGTTCATGTCCACCCAAGACGTGCGAGGCATCGTGCCGATAGACCAGACGTTTTCCATGTAGTTGTAACTTACGAAGCGGTCAACGTAATCGCTCGTAAACGAGCAATACCACCACGTCACTTCGTTGAACTGCGTGTTGATGCCGACATGAACCTGAAAGCTCTGGATGAGGTTGATGTCCTTGAACACGTAGTCTTGTACGGTGCAGGGAATCTTCTTGACCGTGCCATCAAACATGAAGAACGCATCACGGCCCATCCAATACGCCACACCGTTTACGTCCGCCGCCGCATGCGGCCCGATGCACCCACAGTTGGCCCCCAACTGCTGGAAGCCGAAGGTGTAGGGCGGACCGAGATACTGCTGGCCATGAAGCGATGTGTCCGTCCAGATCAAGATCTGACCCCGTGAACGGACAGCCGTGATGATGGTGTTGCCGTCAGTCAGGCGCTGGCCACCGGCCGTGTTCGTGGCCGTCGGCACAAAGGTGTTGATGTCCTCTTGGTTTGAAAACCGCACGAACATCGGATCCTGCGTGCTCGGCGTGCCGATCGTGCTCTCGGTCCCAAAGCACACCAAGTGCCTATCCGGCGTGGACACCAGCGCGTACTTGCTTTTCGTAGGCGCACCAGAAATGGCCACGGCCCGCGTGCCAAGGCCCCCGCTTGGCAGCCATTCATAGATGCCCCCGTCAAGGGCCTGCGCAATCAGGTTCTCACCGTAGGTGTCAAATTGCCAGACACGCGGGTTGAGCTGCAACCCGGCAGACGGAGGACGTGGCGTGTTCCATGTAAAGAATCCCCACGTGCCCGTGCCCCAGCCAAAGTCTACGTAACCTTTATCTGAGCCGACATTGATCTGGTATGCGGCATTTGCCGTTCCCGCTCCGGTGGCTGTGCTGCTGGCTTGCGCGGGCGAGGTGATCCGATAAGTGCTGGAGCTTAAGACTTCAACAATCTGAAACTCGTTGGTCAAACTTGCGTTGGTAATCCCGCCAGGGTTCCCGGTGACGCTGGAAAAGGTCACAAAGTCGCCGGTGATGGCCCCGTGGCCTGAGTCGTTGACCACGACATTGGTGCTACCGTTTGTGGTGTCGAAAGTGGCTCCAGTGCTCGTGTCTCGGATGGGAGTGACA